TCGTCAGGTCGAACAACGCGACCATCGGAATCCCGACCGATGTGTACAGCAACGAGAACGCGGATTGCCTCGGAACCGTAACATGCACGCTCGGGATAGGAACCAGCGGCACGGTGTTCGCCAACCGGATCGGCATATTCCAGTCGGTCGATACTTCGGCCGCGATTAGCCGAGCATGGGACATCAGGAAAGGCGAGTACGAGATCGAGGCTCGCCTGAAGACGAGCGTCAGCGCGGCTGCGGACTGCATAATGACCTGCGGCTACACGCTGAACCACAATCAGGCTCTTGAGTCGGGTGCGTACTTCTACCACCTGAACGGCCAAACGACATGGAGGGCGGCGGTATCGGCCGGAGCGGCCGTTCCGGGGCAGAACATCCTTGCCGAGTTCGACACCGGGGTTCCCGTAGCGAACTGGCAGGTTCTCCGTGTCGAATCGACGAAGGCCGCGACGAACTTCCTGTTCTTCGTGAATGGTCAGCGCGTGTGGAAGTGGGTCGGAAACGATGTCGCCGAACGGGCGGCTACTGGTTCATACGCCATGCCGTGCATCGAGATCAGAGACCGTGTCGCCGGAGGTGGCGCACGGGCGAACTCGTTCACGGTTGACTACATGAAGACCGAGGAAAGGATCGTGCGCTGATGCCGTTCAAGTCGAAGGCACAGCAGAAGTACATGTTCGCCACCATGCCGAAGACGGCGAAGAAGTGGGCGAGCGAGACGAAGAACATCAAGTCGCTGCCCAAGAAGGCCGCGAAGAAACGGAGCAAGTGATGCCGACCCCAGTCTCATCGCAGAGAGAGCGCCTGATGCACGAGAAGATGCACCGCTCCGGCAAGGCCAAGACCCCGCTCGCGCGAGCAGGGCGCAAGATGAACGGAAACTGCAAGAAGTGCGCGAAGCGCAGGAGTTGAACATGGCAAAGGCGAAGAACCGATACGGAAACGGTGGAGCGAAGAAGGGTGGCAATGACGGCGGTAAGAACGGCGCGCATCGTGGCGCTCTTTCTCGCCGTCGCAGCGCGAAGCCAGCGGTGGTGCGGAAGACCGCGCAGGTCGGCCTTCAGGCCGGAGGCGAGGTCGGCGGCGGAAAGAAGTGAGGTGATCGATGCTCGACCTTTCGTTTGATTCAATCCGCCGAGAGGTGGAGAGCGCGGAGAGATTCCGCGACACGCATCTTTCGTCCCTTCGGACGATGGTCGAGAAGTACCACGGCCCCGCGTTCCGCGATGACCGTGCCGATCCCTACATCGACGATCCCGAGAACTTCGGACACGAGTATGTGTCGCTGGTGCTGCCCCGCATCATCCACGACACTCCGAAGTTCCGAGTGAAGTTGGGCGAGCCGATGCTCGACCTGATGATCGGGCGCAGGCTTCAGATCGCGATCAACCGCTGGTCGCGCATCACGAAACTGCGCCGGACGCTTGAGCGTGTCGCCACCGACATGCTGTTCACATACGGCGTTGCGCTCACGGTGAGTGAGCCGCGTCCCGAGGTCAGGAAGACCGATGGGAAGGAGCCGTATCTTCCCCGGGTCTACCGCATCAGTCCCGAGCGGTTCTTCATGGATCCGGCCGCGACCCACATCGAGGACGCTCGGTTCATGGGCCATTGCTACGCGATGGACAAGAACGACCTCGTCGCGCGCGCGGAGAACGACAAGACCTACGACCTTGAGGCGATCCTCTCGATCCCGTCAGGCACAGACCTCGACGAGATCCGCGATGACAACGGCCGAGACATCGAGGATCGCAAGGAACTTGCCGTCTACGAGGTTTGGGTTCCCGAGTCCGACGAGTCGGCGGCCGAGGAGATCGACGAACTGCTCGGCCCCGGCATGGTGAACGGGACGATCTACACCTTCGTGAAGGGGCGGTCGAAGTCGAGCAAGTGGGACGGGTACATCCGCAAGCCCATCCCGTACTTCGGCCCCCGCAACGGCCCGTACACCGTCTTCGGCGTGTACACCGTCCCCGATGACCCGTACCCGCTGTCGCCCCTGATGGCGATCCAGTCGCAGGTCGAGGATCTCAACGCCCACCTGACAAGCGTTCGGTCGAGCGCGGCCGCCTACAAGCGGCTCGTCATGGTCGATGCGCGCAACGCGAAACTGGCGCAGGACATCAAGGACAGGCCGCACGACTACATCATCCTGTCGGAGAGCCTCGACAAGGACAAGGTGGTCAACCTTGAGGTCGGCGGCATCACCCAGCAGCAGGTGCAGTACTCGCAGATGGCGCAGGATCGCCTCGACCGCGTGTCGGGCATCCATGACGCGATGCGCGGCAACATCCAAGGCTCGGCGACAGCAACCGAGGTCGCCGTGGCCGAGTCCAGCGCCACCATGCGCATGGCGCACCTCAAGCGCCAGTTCCAAGAGTCGGTCGATGATCTCGCTCGATCAGTTTTGTGGTACATGTGGCACGACGATCGTGTCGCATTCCCGCTCGGGCGCGAGGGCGCGGAGGCTCTGTTGGAGGCTGACCCGAAGTTCACGGGCGGCGTGCGGATGCCGGGGTGGGAGGATCTTGAGGTCGCCGTCGATGCGTACAGCATGGAGCGCGTCTCCGAGGCGCTCGTGCAGAAGCGCGCGATGGAACTGCTTCAGATCACCACCTCGGTCGCTCAGGGAATGATGGCGATGCCGTTCATCAAGTGGCGCGAGATCCTCTCGGTGGTCGGCGATGCGCTGAACATGCCGCACCTCGCCGACATGATCGATCAGAACGCCATGATGCAGATGGCCCAGCAGCAGCAGGCCGCGCAGGCTGGAGCGATGCCCGGGCCGTCAGGTGGGCCGCCGCTGAACGAGATGGGCGAGCCGAACCCGATCCCCGCAAGCAGCAGGGCAGGTCTCCAAGGAGCCGCCAACAGGGCGATGTGACATGAAGTACGAGTTCCTCGACTCCGATGGAAATGTGGTTGAAATCACCATGATGATGCGTGACGCGCCTTCCATCGGCAGTATTATCACACACGAAGGGCGAACCCTGACCCGAATCGCCAGCACTCCGCAAGTGGATCCGGGTACGAATCGCAGTCAGTATCCCTATGTCAGCACGGCGCTTCCGCGCAGGCTGGAGGGGTGCAAGACGAACCGACAGGGAAAGCCCGTCATCATGTCGAAGCGCCATGAACGCGAAGTCATGGCGCGGCACGGTTTCGAAAAGGACTGAAATGTCAGAACCCGAAGTACCAGCCAAGCCTGTCGATGAGACACCGAATCCGGTGCAGCAACTCGCTGCGGAAGCCGCCATTGATGCGGACAACTCCGAAAGCGAGGACGCTGTCCTTGATCGTCTCCTCGGCATCGACGAACCCGCGCCACGGCGGGTTGATCGCACGCCTGAACCGTCTGCTCCAGCGAACGACCCCGACTTCGATCGGGCGCTGAAGGCATTGCAGCGGGATGGCGTTCCGGCCGAGATCATCGACTCCATCCGCTCCGATCCTTCCAAGGTGAAGGACTGGGGGCTGAAGGCGGCGAAGAGGCAGGCCGATGTGGATTCGTTCGGAGCCAAGAAGGCGAAGGCCGAGGAGGCTCCGAAGACTTCACCTAAGAACTCTTCGAACAGCGATGACGGAGAAGCAGATGCGGATCCGCTGTCGCAGTTCGGGGAAATCTTCGGCGACGAGGCCGCAAAGCCCCTGCGCACCATCACCGACCGTCTTCGCTCCGAGTTCGAAGAGAAGACCAAGGCGATGGAGGTGAAGTACGAGACCCGCAGCGCCTACGAGCGTCTCGCGCCGATGTACGGGAAGAACGCCCCGACCATCGACGAGATCACAAAGGTGGCAGCGCAGATCGGGCGCGAGAATCCCGGTCAGTTCGAATCCATCTCGGACATCGTCCAAGAGGCGTTCCGAATGAGGGCAGGCGAGCCGAAGCGACCTGATCCGAGGAACTCCGCGCGTCCGACCGTGGGCCAGCCGCCTGCGCGTCAGACCCGCGAAGTCGATCGCGAGGACGCGGTTCTCGACATCCTGCTTTCGGGCGGCACGCGCGCGGACGCGCTCCGAATCCTTTCACGCTAACACAGAGAGGGCATCATGCCTGCAATCACGACCTTCAACGACTTCATGACCACGACCGGGCCGTCGTACCTGACGAGCGCCGATCAGGTCATCAACGAGGCTGTCAAGAACACCTACGCCTTCAGCCGCCTCCTGAAGGGCAAGTCCCGCGAGCAGACCATTCAGGGTGGAACCGAGATCCGCGATGTCATCATGTTCGATGACTCGCGCACCTACGACCACTACCAGCCGAACGACACCTTCGTGTGGCGCAACCCGCAGGTCACCGACTATGTGCGCGCCCCGTGGCGCTTCCACATCGACCACATGTCGTGGACTGACGCGGAGGTCGAACTCAACACGGGCGAGACCGCTGCCAGCACCAAGGTCGCCTACAAGCGGCTGAAGCGCATCAAGGAACAGCGGATGTGGACTTCGATGCTCAACGGATTCGAAGAGGATCTGTGGGCCGTCCCGTCCGTCTCCGGCATGGAGAGCGACAGCGGCAAGTTGCCGTACTCGCTCCCGTACTTCCTCACCGAGATTTCGCAGAACTTCGGCGGCGCTCTCGGTCACCGTGGCACGGCCCCGTACATCGGAACGACCAATGCTTCGACTACCGTCATGCGCATCTCTCCGTTCACGGAGAACCGCTGGACGAACATCGTCGAGATTTACAACAGCCGAGCCTCGGCGCTCACCCCGGTCGGGACGAACTGGAGCGACATCAACGCTACTGCGCTGACTGCCGACACGGTCTATGCGCAGGGAACCACGCATACTCCGGCGTTCAGCAACCTCTTCAACGCGATGGATGTCATGTTCATGCGCCTGAAGTACGAGGCTCCCTCGACCCGTCAGCAGTACTTTGAGAACGACAACCTCAATCGGCAGATGATCCTCACCAGCCGACAGGGCGTTCAGAACTACCGCAACGCGCTGCGTCTCTCCAACGACACCCTCGTCTCGTATCAGGATGCTTCCTACAGCAGCCCTGCCTACGCAGGCATCGATGTCACCTACTGCTCCGACCTCGACACGGCTGCCATCTACCCGGCCAGCGGAAGCCCAGTCACGCAGACGATTGGTGGCTACAACGGCGTTACTGGTGCGAACGGCGTGTTCACGAACTTCGGAACCGAGTTGGGTGCGAACACGATTGTCCGCGCTCCTCGCTACTACTTCGTCAACGGCAACTACCTCACGCCGATCTTCCACGCTCGGCGCTACTTCAAGCAGCACGAGGTTCTCCGTCACCCGAACCAGCCGTTCACCTATGTCCAGCCCGTGGACTGCTGGTCGAACCTGTTCTGCAACAGCCGCCAGCGTCATGGCGTTGTTGTGCCTCTCACCGTTGCCTGATCCCAAAGGAGGGACACACACATGATCGCAGGAATCATCGCCCCGACTGGAAACCTCGCTGCGGCCACGCCGCATCAGGTCATCGTCCAGCCCATTGCTGGTGTCGCCGTTACCGTTGGCGACATCGTCATGTTCGATTTTCCCGGTAACAACACCACCTACACCGACACCGCCACCTACGACGATCTCGACAACAAGAAGAACCCCTTCAATGTTGTCGTTCTCTCGACGGCCGCGCTCGGTGAGGGTGGCATCTACGGCGTTGTCACCGAGGCTGCCGCTGCTGGTTCTCGATGCCGTGTCTGCATCGCAGGCATGGTGACGGCAAAGGTCACCGGAACCGCTACGATCGGCGCTACCGTCCTCACGCCCGGAGCGGGAGTCCTTGTTCCAGCCGTTACGCTGGTTGGAACCGGAGTCGCTCTTGCGCTGGAAACGAACTCTTCAGGCCCGAATCTCCGTCGTGTTCTGTTCAACGGTTTGTCGTTCGGCTCGCAGGGCGCGTGACCTAAAACCTACTACCGGGTGGCCGTGGGAAACCACGGCCACCCGCTTCCATGCTTACCTACGGTGGCCTTCGCCAGCACATCCTCCTCGCGCTCGGCGGCCAACCGTCGATCGTCAGCGGTGTCACGCAGAACCAGCGCATCGCCGAGATCGTCAATCAGGCTGGGAACTACCTGTTCTCCAAGCAATGGCGGTTCCGTGAGCGCACGGGCCGTCCTGTCTCGCTGGTAGCCAATCAGAACTGGGCGGCAATGCCCGGTGATGCCGAGGAGATCATCAGCCTCGTCACGAAGGCTGGACTAGGCTGGCGCGTCGAACTCACGAGTCCCGAGCAGATCGAACTGTTCCGCAACAGCATGGCCCCAGCGTTGCTGGACAGCGTCTACTACGCGGCTCTCTCCCGACCGTGGGCGCAGGCAGACAATGTGACCCCTCTTGTGGCCGGGACTGCGTTTCCTGCCCCACGGCTCGATATCTACCCCACTCCGCAGGCAACCACGAACGATGCCATCATCATGCGCTACCGCGCGGGATGGACGGCCGTCTCGGGCGAGACGAATGCGGTCACCCCCGACACCTACATCATCCCTGTTCCTCCGTATGTCGAGGCTCTCCTGATCGCCTACTGCCGCGCCTTCGCCGTTGCCTACGAAGACGAAGGGCTGGCCGCGCGGCTGATCGAGATCGACAACGGCCCCATTTGGAACGCGGCCGCCATCAAGGATGGCATTGCACAGAGGGACTACGGTCGCCTGAATCCCGTCCGGTCAGGCGCGTTTGTCTCCGACCCAGTCAGGTATCGCAGGGGATTCGTGCAATGACGGAAGACAGCAAGAAGAACTCTCAACTTGTGGCATCGTGGGCGCAGTTCGTCGCGATCTGCATCGGCATCGGCACGGTTCTGATGCAGATGGGCCGCAAGGATCAGCAGTTGGCTACCACCAGCGAGCAGGTCAAGGAGTTGAGCAGCATCGTCTCCGATCTCGCGAAGGCGCAGGTCGGCTTCACACTCACGGACAAGCAGACCGAAGAGCGTCTGCGCGACCTAGCCGCACGGCTGGATCGTCTTGAAAGGAGCAAGTCTTGACCGAGTTCATCCCATCGTGGCGCACCACGGTTGCAGGCATTGGCGCGATGCTCGTCGCCATCGGCGGCGCGCTTTCCGCGACCTTCGACAACGACCCTGCGACCACGGCTGACTGGGCCGCCGTCATCGCCGCCTGCATCGCCGGGTTTGGCCTGATCTTCGCGAGAGACAACAAGGTCAGCAGCGAACAGGCCGGAGCCAAGTGATGCCATGCTCGACAGGATCATCGCGACCATCGCCCTCGGCCTCCTGTCGTACCTTGAAAAGCGCATGGAGCGTGGCTCCGTGGCGGTCGATGCTGATGTGGATCGTGATCGCCTTCGTCGTGGCGGCGCTCGCATTCGCGAGTGGCTGCGGAAGCAGGGCGGTGTTCATCCCCGATCAGAGTCCCGTGAGGCTGGGGCCGGGAGTGAAGGGAAGGGTGTGGATGCTGGTTGACGGGCAATGGACGCTGTCCAGCAACAGCATCGAGTTGCCCGAGGGCATGTACATCGTGCCTCCGAGGTTCGTCGAGGAAGGTGAGCCATGACTGCGAAGATCCAAGTACGCCGAGACACGACCGCCAACTGGAACGCCGGAACACCTCCGACCCTCGATGTCGGCGAGATCGGCCTCGACACCGATCTGAAGCAGATCAAGATCGGCGACAACACCAACAACTGGACGGCGTTGCCGT